GCCTTCACCGTACGAACGAACCTTCACCATTACCATGCCGCCATTGCGCTGGTCGCCTGTCCCGCTGGTGTTGCCCTCGATCGTCAAGCATGTTTTTGTGTCAATAAATCCCACAACAATTCCAATGTGTGAAATGCGGTCAACGCCGTCATGTGGAAAGTCCATGAACGCCAAATAACCCAGTTGCGGCATACCTGACCAGCGTTGCATTTCTTTGAATCGGTGTGCGCCTTGCGCTGTTGAAACGACTGAATGCAGTTTGACGCCTGCTTGATCAGCGCACCAATTGACAAAACTTCCACACCAGGGCAAACCGTCTGCCTTTGTAAATTTGCCGTATTTGGTCAGGTTGTCGCCTTCTTCGATTGTTCCGACTTCAGCTGCTGCGACTTCGATCAACCTGGCGTTTGTGCCTTGTGGGTAATTACTCACAACCCCAACGCCTTCAAATCGTCAGCGGTTAAGCCAAGTGCAGTCAATTTTGCTTGTGCGGCTTCTTTTGCTGCCGCCATTGCGCTTTCTTCCGATTGCACTTTTGCCAAAAATGCGTCGCGTTCTGCCTGTTCGTCGTCTGTCATTTCGCGTTCAATTGTTTCACCAGTCGTTGCGTCTGTGATCGTGATTTTGTCGTTTGTCATTATTTCGCCAATCCGTACACTGTGTATGTTCCTGTTAAATTACCATTGCCACTTAATTTCACACCTGTGTATGTTGCTGAAGCGTTAATTATGCCCGCATAAACGGCGACACCATTTCCAGCACCATTTCCAATTGAAGAAAGATTTGCGTCCTGTGAACTATTGCCAACATTGGAAATGTTTATTGTGAAATTTTGGCGTGTGTTCGTTGCGACTGTTGGGGCGATCATAAATTCATTGCTTCCGTTGTTTTGGAATGTTGCAGTTGTTCCATCATTTTTTACTCGCCAACCGCCACCATAATAATCAGTTGACGAAATAACTGTGTTAGTACCAGTTTGCCATTGTAAATACAACGCACCGCCGCCGCTATTTCCCAATGCATTCAATACAATGATGTAATTTGTGTACGTTGAAGTGAAACATTGATTGATTTGAACCGAAGCAGATGAAGAAAAATCCGCAGTGACGATCTTTGTCAATGCCCCGCTTGATACGGTCGTCCATGCTGGCACACCACCCGAAACGCTCAAAACCTGACCGCTTGAACCAATTGCTAAACGCGTGTTTGTGTTTGCCGTGGCTGATGAATAAGCAAGATCACCAAGCGTCGTGCCTGGTTGCAATGCCTTCAAACGTGTGTCCACGCCTTGCAATGCAACGTCAAAATCGGCTGGCAGGTCTGTGACCAGGTCGCTCGACGTCGGAAGAACAAAACCATAATTCGTGGTCGGGTTCGCCATGTGTGTTTCTCCTTTTCTACGCCACTATTGTGGCATTTGCCCAGTCTAAAGTCGGCGACACGCTCGCCCATGTTTCGGTGATCGGAACGTCGTTCCAGCGCATTGCCTGCAATGAATACGCCAATGGCGACAACAACAATGTCACTGAAAGTCGGTTGTAAGCCGCCTGGAATGACCAGCCCTCGACGAAACCCTGGAATGTTCCCGAATTCATGTTCAATGGCAAATTGTTTAACGAAATTGCTTCACCCATGAAAACATTGATTAGGGCGTCACGATCAGCATTGTCAATTTCTGGGTTTGTCAGGTCAAACGTAATTTCACTAAAAATTGGTTGCGGTTGGGCACGCAGCGACAAATAGAAATTTGCCTGCGCTAATGCGTCAGCTGCTTTTTCAAGCGTTGTCGTGATGATTTGGGCAAGTGTGCCGTAAAGTGCAATTGAAGCCAGGTCTTCGGCTGATTGTTCGGCACTACTGGTCGAACCGTATTTGATCGTTAGTGAATTTCGAACGTCGCCTACACGGGTTTCAATGCGTAACCCTGCGGCACGGGCATGGTTTGCGTCAAGATCAACATAACCATTTGCAGCCAGGTAATTGGTGCGGTGGGTTGAATCTGCATAACCGATACGCCCCTGGGCGTCCTCGTAAATGTACCCAAGCCCTGAAGTCGCCAATGCTGAAACCAATGAATAAATGTCTGTTCGATCGCTTGACCGTGACGCCAATTCATAATTGCCAGGCGTATCAATTTGACCCAAACCGTTATTTTCAGCATTTGCCCATGTGGTGGTTGCGTCGTACGTTGCCCAGGTCAATGCCCCAGGCACTGAAGCCCATGAACCAAACAATGCCTGTCGCAGAATTGTGTCAATTTGATTGCCGTCGAAGTCTTTGGACAAAACGCCGTCAGTCAAGGATTTTGGCAAACGTGCCAACGCGCCCAATGCCGTGATCGAATAAGTCTGCGTAAACATGGTCGTGCCAACGTCACGCACTTCCAAACCAATGTCAACGACATTTCCACCAAAAATCGCAACAAACGCCCCTGACGTGTCTTTGACCGAAACGCCAATTGTTGAATTGATTGAAACGGGGATTGCGGTCTGACTTACGTCCAGCAGCTGAAGATTGACATACCCTGCTTGCGCCTGCTCATAAATGTTCGTTCGACCGCTTCGAATGGTCAAATTTGCCAAAACTGCGTCGGTGTATTCAACGCCGTCAATTTCAACCAACCAAATTGGTGACCATTGCGTCATGCGATTTGCAGGTTAGTTGCGCCACCTGTGCCGCGATAGTAGGAATTGTTTAAGGTGTCAACGATCGTGCGTGCAGTGCCTTCCTTATCGAATGCACCCGTTACGGTCAGGTTGATCGTTGTGCCCATGCTGGCGTTTTCTGCCATGCGGAATGAACCAGGATTAAAATTTGAACCCGCAGTGATACCCGTCGAAGCAACCGCAGCAGTTGCAGCAACCTTCGCAGCCGTTGAAACGCCGCCAGTGCTTGCGCCAGTTGACCCGCCACCTGACGGAACTGAAACGCTTGGAATGCTTGGAATCGTTGGGACTGTGGTTGAAGGCGTTGATGTTTTTGGAATGCTAATTGACGGCGCGTTTATCTTGGCAATGTCTTTTCCGCCAAAAATGTTGTTGGCAAAATTGTAGGCAGAAATTAACGCATTGATTCCAGCAATAGCCCCGCCAATTAAACCGTTCAACACCTTAATAACACCCGCGATCACGTCAATGACTGTTCCCGCAATTTTGCCCGCGACCTGTAACGCACCGCCCAAGACTGTGCCGATCACCGGTGCAAGATAAGTCGCAATGTACGAACCAAATGTTTTGAAGGTTTCCAAATTGTCGCCAATAGCGTCACGAACATAACCAAACGCTTTGACCAAACCATTGATAATCGGCGTGAAAACATTGCTGATTGTTTTGCCAACGTTCGTGATGATTCCACCAAGTCCGTTGCCGTCTAGGCTGAATGCGCCCGAAAATGCGTTGATCGCTGGCAACGCGTTTTGATTGATGAAGTTAATGACTTTTTCAAGAATTGGCAACAATGCAAAACCGATTGTTTCCTTTGCTTCGTCGAAGGCGACTTGCATTCGTGCAATTCGTCCCGCGTAGGTGTCGGCATTGCGTGCAGCAGCCCCACCAAATAAGTCTGTCAGTCTGCCTTGAACGTCCGTGAATGACATTGTTTTCAATTCAGCAGCTGAAAGTCCAATGCCTAATTTGCCCAGCGCAGCAGTGTTTCCGTCGTACGCTTTGCCCAATGCGTTGGCAACCGTTTCAAGCGGTTTGCCTGTTGCCGTTGCCACGTCAAGGGCGGTGGTCAATAAACCTTGCGCCTGGGTGATGTCGCCCGTCGATCTAACCAAACGACCCAATGCTGGGCGCAATTGATCGTCAGCAACGCCCGTTGCCAATGACATTTGAAGAATCGAATCTTCGGTGGCTGCAATTTGCGCCTTTGTTGCGCCTGTGGCGTTCTCCAACGCCAATGCCAATTGTGTTTGTGCCTTTTCGTCTTCAATCGCGGCTTTGACGCCTTCAACGCCGATTTTGATTGCGTAAGCCCCAGCAGCGGCAGCGGCAGCGGCAAACGCTGCGCCGATCATTTTGCCTGCTTTGCCGATCTTGTCGCCAAATGAATCTACGTCGTTTGACGCCGTTTTGAGCGATTTGTTGAGATTGTCAACGTCGCCCAAAATCGAAAGTTTGAGGGTACGACTGCCAGCCATTAGTCAAACCTCTTAACTATTGTTGAAAATGATTCTTCCCATTTTTTAACAATTTCAGGTTGAACGCTTCGAAGTGTCGGATAAATAAACCAACCGCGTGACCCTCGACCTTCTCGACCTGACCACACTGGAAATTGCTTCAGTCTATTTGAACCAAATTCAGCACCGCCCCATAGTTGCTGGGTTGTACCCCCGCCACTTAATTTTTGACCTGCAAAACCAAAACTGATTTCACCGATTTTTGATGATTTGGAAACCTTCGAACCTTCGGCGACGCGATTGTCTAGGCGGTTATTCGTACGACCTGCCGCGTCAACAATTTTGCCACGAACCCATGTCGCCAATTCGCTGGTCGCTTCTTTTGCCTGTTGGGTTGCTTCTTCGTCCATTGCTTTGAATGATCGGACAATGGCGCGCAATTCCGCTTTGTCATAACTGATTGCGTCAGTTGCCATTTGCCTGCCTTTCCAAAATCTCAATGACCGTCAAAATGTCTTCGGCACTTTCAAATTCGCTGGGCGGTAGCCCCGTTGCCAGGGCTACTTCCCAAACGATTCGACTTAGGCTTCCGACTGGGTGGCTTTTGGGTT